AGCACTCTGATGATTGCTTTAGGCATTTGGCTGGCGAAGCGTCATGTCTAAAGCCATTCTTTGCCCGTTCTACACCTGCAAGAACGAAACCAGTGGACGGACACCATTGACATTTGTGACGTTTGGACGCTGTACAGGCCGTTCTATGACAGCCTGCTCTAACACGTCCCCGTGCGTTCTACCTGCTGAGTACAACTCCCAACGAGGCCGTGGTTCTGATCTGTTGTGGCGGATGCTACTTGCGCCCGAGACGCTCCGCAATCATCTCGAGTTGATTAGGTCGCCACACATAATGTTCGGCGTGTGGGCTGATGGCGTTTGCCCATATCACCTGCATAGGGGTCAACTTGGTTTTGTCGAGCTTTAACTCAGCGAATATCAAGCCCCTGTCACGATGGGCCAGTACAAGGTCGGGGAAGCCCTTGCCATCTGATCGGAACACACCCGGACGTACTTGGTGAGGGCTGGGGTGGAATATCAACCAGCCGTTCATCGAGGCAATCTGTTCAACCTTGGATTGGAAGATGCGCTCTGTTGCTTCACCGCTGGGCATTGTCAACCTGCCTCTGTAGATGGCGGTTAGCGCGCATCAGGTTCCCGACTTCTTCGGCAAGCATTGCAATCTGTTTTGCCATGCTGGGGATGCAGCTGCAGCCAGGGTGACTATTGAGAAGTTCTTTGCAATCGGCATAGTGCCATTGCCCGTTTACGCCGTATGGCATCATCACACGCCTCCAAGGATGCGGTGCAACTCATTGTGTGCGCCAGTTAACTCACGCTCAAGACGTTTGAGGTCTCGGTATTGCTCTTCCATCATTTTGACCATTGGCAGAAGGTTGGACACGTTTACATTGAACGACAGGATGCTCTCGGGATCCATGTGTTCGACTACGCGCTCTATGGCTGGGAGCAGGTGACGGTGCATCGAGCAATAGCCACTGGTTTCGTTCTTGCAGGTGTAGAACGGGCAAAGAATGGCTTTAGACATGACGCTTCGCCAGCCAAATGCCTAAAGCAATCATCAGAGTGCTGTGGGACACGAAATAGACAAACTCAATCACCGTGGTGTTCCTTGCATGCTTCGTAAAGGGCTTTGTAGATGTCGCGTTGTTCTTGCAACTGTTTGATAATTTCGTCAAGGGTGCGGAACTGTGCTTCGAGGGTGTTTACCTGCTGGATTAGGTCTTCGATTTGAAGCATGTGTGGGTCGCTCATTAGAATGGCTCCTCTGGTGAGTCGTCTAGATCGTCTTCGTGGGTTGCCATCACCGGCAACGGTGTGCCCTTAGGAGCCCAAAACGCTTTGTCCCCGTTGGCATCTTTAAACCACGGACGCTTCGGGTTTTGCGCTAACTGGTTGCGGTTGTCCCACACTTGTGTCACGCCTGCTTGAGCCGCTTCGAGAACAAGCCAATCGGGTATCGGGCCCCACTGGTCTCCTTTGATGGTGACACCATCCCCTTTTGCTGAGGACGTTTGTGTTATACGCATCTTCGGGGCGGTGTTCTGCACCTTGCTCATTTCTTCACGGGTTGGGCGTTTGTTTACATCGGTGCCAGCCATGCCAGCGTTAGCCAGTGCACGGCCTACAGCGGAGGTCTCACAGTTCTCAACGTGGGAGGTTCTGTTTACATTGCCAGCGCCACGAACCTCTTCGGCGTAGCCCGTAGCGATGCAGACATCCTCAAGCCACAGCTCTGCACGGATCACGCAGATGTCTGCACCGGGTGTCGAGACCATGTGTGTGAGTGTTCGTCCGTTGGGGTGCTGTGCGAGCCATCTGGAATGGCGTACGGCAACGGGCTCGTAGTCCTCAAGATTAAAGCCCACTTGCAGCCTCCTTCTTAGCGAGGCGCTTCAAACGAGCGTCTTCTTTCTTTTGCAGAGCTGCAAGAGATGCAACACCATCGGCAATTAACGGCTCGATGACCTTGCGGAGTGTTGCGGTGATGTTCTTGTCCTGATCGCGGAGCATCACATGCGTAATGGCTGTGAACTCCTCAGGGGTGAGCCTGACGGCTACTGCGTGTGGTTTGTTTATCATTCGTTTCTCCTGAATGTTTATTGTTTACTGACCTGAGGTTACACGCCAGTTTGATGCACCCTTACCATCAGCCCACAAGACGCGAGCCACTTTCAGGTTGCAGGATGGGTCTGTCAGGCTTTTGATGACCTGACGATACGGACGGCGACACGTCTTAGCAGTGAGCGTACGCCACGAAGAGTTGATTTGAAGTAGCCCGGTATCGCGTGAGCCGTCACCGTTAACACGGCTGACTGCGTGAGGGATGCACCTTGATTCCCTCCACATGATCCTGTCGAACACGCTGATGGGAAGTCCGTGTTTACGGAACATGGTGTGCCACTGTGGGCACTTCCACTCGGGTGCAGCTGATGCTTGCACGGACGGGATAAATAGGGTGAGTACTGCGAAGCAGAGCAATGCACGTTTCAATCTTCTCTTCTTTGATAGTCCAATAATTCAGTCTCTGTAATCCATAGTTCTTCGTCTTCGAAGTTCCAGTCGTACGGAGGGTCTTGCCAGTGGGTTTCAATGTCAAGGGCTTGGTACATGCCGTAAATGAGGCACGCCATAAATAACCCTAGAGGCAGTGTGACTAGGAATACCATCATCGGAACAACCTCTGTTCCTTAAGAGCCTCAGATACTGCACCTGACCCGTTAAACAGGTCGTCTACGGTGTCGCCTTCTTCATAGCCCAACAGGTCCAAAACCCATCTCGTCCATTCATAAGGCTTTGACCCAACAAAGTTTTGACGAAGAGGATTGGCCGTTAAAACGTCCTTCACACGGGGGGCTTGGGATTTCCAGCCTTTGCGAGTGCTGGGCACTTTTATTAGTACAGGTTCCCAATTGTTAGAAATGCGACTGCCGCTTTGAATTGCTGAAGGCTTGTGCCAAACACAAACTCTAAAGCCGTTTCGACTGTCGGTCTCTACAACATCAAGGTAAGTGCTTAGGCTGTGAACGGACATAGCAATGGCGTAACCGTCATAATTGTCGTTCAGTTGCTTAACAAGTTTTTGATGGGTTTCAGGCATATCCCACAGATAAGCCTCGGGGTGGTTGTCTGCTTGTCCTTTGCCTTTTCCATCTCCACAACCGCCAGCGCCGTACCAGCGAACTGCCCTACCTAAATACGGCGGATCTGCTATGGCAAGTTTCATCGAAGAGCCTTCTCTCCTTCTTCGGTGATTTCGCAGACCTGCATAGCGGAGCCAGCGCTGGAAAGCCGTGTTTCACCTGTTGGGATGATGAAGCCTTCTGCACGGAGTTCGGAGCAACGCTTCCAGTAGCAGCACTTTGGCTTCAGAGCCAGTCCAGAGGCCATACCAGCCTCTTCATCGGTCATTCCGCCGTGTAGGTACTCAGCAAGCAAAAGCATCGCTTGTGAGCGCTTACGGGGCTTGACGTCTCCAGCGCCTAGCACTGAGGTGATTGGGTCTGCACTGCGGAACAGTGGCAAGTCATCGAACATGATGTCTCCTTTGTTTGGGGGCGCTTGGTCGCCCGTGTAAACATTCTGCCCAATGTGTAAACACAAGTCAAGCATTACGAAAGCGGAGGGCTGGAGTGGGGGAGAAACAACACACCCAACCCTCCTAGCCCCTAGGAGAGACCAAGCCCCTAGGGAGTCTTTACAGGCTTAGGTAGGGCGCGCCATGCAGCCTCAAAAGCCTCAGGGGATTCCCAATCGTTAGACACCTCAACATGGAGCCATGCACCGCCGGGTGTGCCTGCGTTGTCGGTCGCTGTAAACACCTTGACGCCTTTGACGCCTTCGCCACGAGAACAGCGGTAGCCACGTCCCCACGCAGTCTTGTCGTTCGGATCCTGCTTCGGGTTGAGATACGAGTAGTCGTGAATCTCGCAAATACGCAGCTCTTCGGTGTGCTCGATGAGCCAGTCCCATGCTTCTCGGGCTGTGGCACGGCCTGCACGGGTGGCTGGATAGCCCATGTCAACAGCGAAGCCTGTGGCGTGTACGCTGAGGTTTTTGGAGCCTCGCATTGGGCGGTTGGCGTACATGCCTAGGTTGGTGAAGGCCCAACGGCGTTTACAGAGGTCATAGAACTTCTTGGTGACGGGGTCTGTGGCTTCACCGTTCCACGCAGGAAAAAATGGGTACTTTCTCATGGCACTGGCGGTGTGGTCGGTGGGTCTTTTGGCTTGTCTTTAAGACCGTTGCCAGCGAGCAGTCCGATAAGACCACCGGCGAGGGTCATCAGCATCGGGGAGAGTACTGCCCACGCCTCAGCGTCATTGGGTGCCTGCTCGAGAGGTTGAGTGACAAACAGTAGGCCGTAGATCAGCGAGACGATTGCTGCGACGAATGAGAACGAAAGTGCGACTCCTACGATGAGGATTAGTCGGGCTTTGATTTCTTCGTTGGTGAGTCTTTTGTCGGGGTTCATGGGCATCGTCTTTCTAGTAGGCCGTTGGCTTTGGTTGTGTCGCAGTTTTCGCGTACGCGGTCGGCGCAGCTACTCAGGGTCAGCGCCAGCGTCAGCGTCAGCAGTAGTCGCTTCATCGGTTGCCTCCATGGGTCGTGTGAGTGGGGCTGGTGGATCTGTGTCGTGTTCCCATAACACAAGAACGCCGTCAGCGACAGCCCATCCATTGTCGAATTCAGATGCGGCCAATAATTCAAGTACTTCTGCGTGTGTCATGCCGAGATCTCCATGAGTGTGAAACTGCTAAAGCTGTTGTTTGCGCTGTGCTCAACGGCTGAAGCGTTTACAAAGTTTGCCACTTCCAGTGTGTATGTCACGACTGCTGCAGAGTTTGGACTATCCAAAATTGTGATTGGTGACGTTCCAATGTTGACAATTGCCGTACCCGTAAACAGCACAGCAACTTGAGAAGCAATTGCCACGCCATTTCTTTTAAGAACAAGATTGACTCCGTTTGATGCGTTGCCCGCCGTTTTAGCAATTGAAGAGTTAGACATAATCAGCACTTTGTTAGAGGTTGATTGCGGTGTAATCGTCAAGCTAAATACCTGCGTGTAGGAACTACTTGCCACCGACGTAATTGTTGTCGTAGAAGTGCTTGCCACTTGCAAGATGCGAAACGCTCCACGCATGTTGTTGAATTGTGCAGCTGTTCCGACATCGCCTGTGGCGACCGCTGCTGGGAGTGATGTTGGTGTTGCCATAATTCCTATCCTAGAAGGTCAGTTCCGCCCCATTTAGATTGTCCCCAGATCCACACAGCAGCCCACCGAGCAGACCCCTCAAAAGTGGTCGTCCACTGTCCCGGCACAACCGAGTGCGTAATACGAGACAACAACATCGGCGTTGTAATCGCATTACCAGTCGGCGGAGAAACCACCAACGTGATGCGGTCATTTAGCTCACGATCCAGCGCGTTGCTCCAGTCACCATCGGGCGACAACACCACCTCAACAGGGTCAGCCTTCGGATAAACCTGACCGCCCCATTGAGTGACAATTTCACCAATAGCCACAGCATTAGCAAGGGTCGCAACCTGCGTATCCACGGATGCCTCAGCAGCTCCATAGGTCGCAACGCTCGACGTGTTCCTCTTGGTGTAAACACCGCCCTGAGACATTGTGACATCGGCTTCGTTACGCATCGAATCGCCGTCATACGCAATAGCCACCTCAGGCCCGATGGCATAACCACCTGTGCCGTAGGTGCCCTGCGACACGATAGAGCGTGACTGTGTGCGGATCTGGTTTTGGTTGTACAGCGTCAACACGCCAGCACGAGTCACAAACAAAGGTGCATACTCGGAGTCGGCGACCTTCTGCAGCTCTGACGTCGTCATGGGTGCGTCGTCTGTCAGCTCAAGAACGGTGGACGCTGGCGCGGATGGTGCAGAGGTCATGCCCGACGGGAACGAGGTTTGAGCGATGAGGCGGTTGAATCGTGCAGCAGTTGACTCAGAGAAAGCAACCGTGCTGTATTTGTAGATTTCCTGAAAGATTGACTGGGCGATGCCAGTGCTCCAGACAATGACCTGTTGGACAGATCCTGTTCCAATGTTTACCGCTTCAGGCAACGGAATATAAATGCCGCCCGTGTTCACTGTTGTGGTAGCGATAAGGATGCCGTCAATGTAAAGCGTGATGGTGCGCGCTGCGCTGTTCCAGTCAAACGACAACATACGAGCAGCGCCCGAATCAAACCCTGAAGCAGTAGTGCTTGCCACCTTTGAGTTACCAAAAGACGGCTCCGTGATTTCGACACGGAACTTGCCAGTTGAGTTGTCATAACTCAAATACCAGAAATGGTTGTAGATGCTCCCGCTGAGCATTTGCGAAATGCTGCCTGATGAGTCAGGGATAGCCCAACACGAAACCGAGAAACTACCCGGACTGTTGTTTACACCGCCCTGTGCAGACAATGCAGCCTCAGACCCCGTGCCAGTGATGGAACTGTTAACAAGACCCACAGCAAGTTGATCACCACTAGAAGCAGCTGCAGTCGTCAACATGTCCAGCGGGAAAGTGCCGTAGTCCTTCAGCGACTGGTTAGCGCTGAACGGGCCCACAGGCTCATCACAGGGGTAATAGTGACGTGGGCTAGTGCTGAGGATGTAGTTACGAGCCCAGTCGACAGGTTGAGCATCAGACGCCAGTAGCCCCATAGCGTCAAAACACGACAGGGTCACCGTCGAGTCTTTGCCTGCGTCAGTCCACACAGGAGGCCACCCAGCAACAAACCCACGGAACACAGGGTGTGGAGTCGCTGTGTTCGGGTCAATACCAAGGATGCGGATCTGGCGACGTGGGAGCAGTTTGCCGTAGTACGGCCCTGAAGTATTAAAAGGGTCAAAGCGTCGGTCACGGTTAGACAACACAACATTGGCTGCACCGCTGAAGGTTCCCCAGTCGTCAGTGCGTCCACGGTCTGTTGTCATCTCACGCACATACGCGGTGACGTCAGTCCAAGTAGGGCTCACGGCATACGGGCCGTCGTCAAAAGCAATCTGTACAACAGGAGTTGGGTAAGGCATTATCGACCAGGATTCCTGCGGTCATAATTGTCCATGATTTCACGGACAGATTTAGCAATCGCTGTTGGATCACCGATTCCTGTTTTAATTTCGATGTTTACACTGCCGGGGTTTTGGCGAATGTAGTTAGACATACCCAACCCTTGCGAAGCGGTCACACCTCGACGGGCTTGTTGCATTTGTGTCGGGTTGATTTGCTCAGCAAAGCCCGAACGGACGCCAGCATTAAACGAGAAGTCAGTGCCACCAGTCGTGATGATTTCTGCTAACGGCTTAAACGTCGCAAAGTTGTACAAGTTTTTAATACGGGAAATGCTGTTAAAGACATTGAGCAAAGCGTTGAGTTGTTGACCGATTGCGTTCAAACTGCCATCAGCGTTGTACAACAGGAATTGCAGCTGGAACTTCAGTTCCTCAACACCGCCAGCAAAACCCTTCTTACCGAAAGCGTCAGCGACCTTGATAGCACCCTCAGCAAGCGTTTGAAGACCGGGCAAAATGTAAAGCCCCAACGACTCCTTCAGTTCGTCAAAAGTGATCTTGAGGCGTGCCATCGTGCCTTCGTAAGTTGCAGCCTTTTCTGCTGCACCACCTGAGAATTGTTCTGTCAGCTCTTCTTGGATTTTTGAAAACGACTTGGTTTTAAGTTCAGCCTTGTCATAACCAAGACCCAACCTCCCAAGTGCTGAGGTCTGACCCTCGCTCGCACGCGCTAAACCGTTGACTACAGCCTCTAATGGCTTGCCAGTTCGGGCACTGATATCAAGTGCCAAATTAAGCAGTTTCTGAGACTTTTGGACGCTGTTAGTAGACCTGAGCAAACGACCCATGGCCGGACGAAGAAGGTCATCGGCAACGCCCGTAGCGCGCTGAGTCACGTCCACGTAATCCTCAACGGCTGCAATCTGAGCGTCGGTGGCTTTAGTCGTTGCCTTGAGCGTTCCAGCCAACTGCACCTGCGCAACTTGGTCTTCACGGGCCATCTTTGCAAAGTCCAACATGAACTTGCCAGCCGTAGCAGCTGCAACACCGACAGCAGCGAAACCAACCGCAGCAGCCTGACCCACCTTCTTTAAAACAAAAGCAGCCTTCTGACCGTTAGTCTCAAGTTGCTTAAACTGCTTGATTGCCTTTTGAATACCTTTGCCGTCAAACTGGGTAACGATAGGAATGTTGATTGCCATTAGATGTCCCTTTGGACTTTACGCATCAAGTCCTTGATTAGTTTGGCAACTTCTCGCTCAACGGTGTGCTCATGTTTCAAATAAGCCCGCCACAAGAAACGACCCGGCTGTCCGTAACGCTGCGACAGGTCTTGCACCATCTGTTTACCCTTAGCCGTGGGTACCTTGCCTCGCCCTGACATTTCAATAACGATGGCGTCAGACGATGACCAGCGCACACCAAACGTGGCGAGATTGCTCACATAGTTGCCAAACTGGCGAGGCTTCTTACCCGACACAAACGGCTTAATGGCACGATCACTCTTGCCAGCGTTGTAGGGGAAATGGGTCGAGTCTGCTTAGCGCCACGGCCTTTCCACTGGTACGCCATACCTGACAGGGGAGCCTTAGCGGGTGTTAACTCACGAGCCTCTGCAATAATTGGCGACACAATTTGTGCGTAGTCCTTGGTCAACTGGCGACGAGCAACCTTGTCCATCTTGTTAAGTTGACGCAGCGCTTCCTTGACCCCCACAATTTCTAAAGATGCTGAGTTTACATAGCGCGTCATTGCTGTGGCTTTTCGTGAGAGACAGCGAGCACTGTCTCCAGCATCTCGATGTCAAAGGGTATTTGTGGGGGGAAGTAGCCCGTCGCCAGTAGCAGCTCTGCTAAGACTCGGTGGTAACTGCCCCGTCGGTAGGGTTTACGGTTTCCTCGTCAAGCACGTCGATGTTGACAAGGCGTTTGATGTAATCATCAAAGACTGCCGGTACAGGGTGGTTAATTTGTTTACAGCATTCCCACGCCATAAACGCTAGGTCTTCCATCCCGATGCCGTTTGATAAGTCCGAAATCTTGCGTTTGAACTTTCGCTCCCACGCAATAATGACGAAGAGGTTAGTGACGACTGTGTAGGTCGCTTCCTTCTCTTCAACTTGCATTGTCAGTTTCATTTGTTTCTCCTAAATGATTGGGTTCAGATCAGGGTGCGGTGACGTCGCGAGCCCAAGTTCCATTGGTGAACTGGGCGGTGACCGTTGCGATTTCACCCACGGTTGAGTTGATGGGGGTGAAGTCAGCGAGCATGCAGTTGGTGATTGTGTACTCAGGGTTAGAAGCAGACTCTGTAGTGCCAGATGGCGAGATGACCAGAGTGGTAGTTCCAAGACCGACGCAGCTTGCGAGGATTGCCTCGACCTCTGTAGCGCCATAGCTGAGGAAAAAAGTGATGGACACGTCAACCGACTGAAGACCCGGTGCCATCTTGTGGCCCGCGTCGCCGAACGCGGTGATTTCCAACGGGTCGTTACCAATCGTGATGGTGCACTGGTTGGCTTGGTCCGAGAGATCAGTGGTGGTAGCACCCTGAGTCAAGTTGATGGTGGCATTCGAGAGGAATGTTGTTGTAGCCATTAGGGGCTCCTTTTGGTTAGTTGCGCCGTACGGCTACGGCAACGGTTAGGTCGTAAGAAGGCAGGTCTTGCCCTCCTACGGTTACGAGCCCCGGGCGTAAGTCCGTGACTGCGATTGGTGAGTTCATTATTTGGTCGGCGATAGTCATGAGGTAATCGCCTGCGTCTTGGTTGCCGGGTGGCGGTGCAAGGACGCTGAGAGTAAGTCGAATGTCGCCAACGTTGTATGTAAACGCAGTCACTGTTGGTAACTGGATCAGAACAGACATTGGTCGAGCGTTACGAGGGTCAGTAATGGGGACAAGGTTGAGAGCTGTAAGTGCTGTCTTCACAGCGTTTACAGCGTCAACAAGAATCCCCGATGCAGGCATTAGGCGACCTGTGCCCTGCCACAGCCGAGCAGCTGCATGATGCGGTGAAGCGTCACTGGCATAGGCAAGTTGCCCATACCGTCAAAGCCACCGTACGAATCACCCGAAGTTCCGCGTTCGCGGTACAAGGTTGCTGCATACATGGTGGCACCGAGTTCGACATCTGCACTGGGGACAGTGCTTTGCGAGTCGGTATAGCCAGCCTCACGGCGTTTGCGGTAGCACCAAGCGTTAGACGCGCTGACACACTTAGCCACAAAGGCTGTGTCGTTAGCGGTCGCCACGTCAATACCCAACCATGACAACACCAGCGCCGAAGTCGTCCACGTTACGGAGACGGTGTACGTGACCGTTCCCGTTGCTGTGTCGTAAACAACATTCGAGCCAGTGTTGGCATAGATGATCTGATTCGGCTTAGACACGTCATAGTCAAACTCGAGGATGCCGTACTCGTCAACGCGGACAAGTTCGTATGGCTCAATAGAGATGACGGTTTGCGAACCATTAAAGGTTGTGTCAACCACGCCAGCCACTGTGATTGTGTCACCGGGCTGAACCTCGGCAAGGGTCAGGGTCTGCACGGCTGCGAAGTTGTCAACGCGCGCAGCGTAAACAATTTGACTAACAGACATACAGACCCTTTCCCTACTACCTAGTGATTATGTGAGTTTGACGAACTTGGTTGCGTCAATCATCAACGTGGCGAAATAGCCATGGAACGAGAGAACTCGCGACAGTGTTGATGGGGACTCAAGGGTGAGGGCACCCTTTTGCTGTTCGAAGATTTCGAAGCCTGATGGATCACCAACGATGACGGTGTCGGCAGCGAAGTTGCGGTCAACAACACAGGTGAGACCGAAAGCGGTTCCTGCGAATGTTGATGCGTTTGCCGTGCCGAGGGCGTTCATTGGGCCAATCTCTGGGAACAACGGACGACCTGTGGTGTCAACCAACTGACCAAGCGCCGCATACATGTTTGGCGAAAGGAACAGGTGGGTTGGCAAGTTGCCGTTTGAGTTCGTCAAGATTGTTGACGCAGCTGCGTAGATGTCTGCAACCCATTCAGCAGGTGAAGTTGGGTCGGTCAACACTGCGGACTGTGTCACGCCTGCAAGAAGGTTGTCGGCTGCAACGTTGTCGGTGGTGTTCGCATAAATGCGTCCCATGTCGTCAAGGATGAGCGACACAACTGCTGGGTCTGTCCACTCTTCGTCCTGAAGGCTCAAGTTTACATAGCCACCGTAGGTGCCCTTTGTAACTTGGTTGTCGGTGACAACGTATGTGCCTGACTGAAGCGCTGCGTTTTCAGCAGACTGTGCAGCCATGGAAACATGAGTTGTGACCTCGGGACGGATAAAGACTTTGCCTGAGCCGGGCATTGCCTTAGCGCCGATTGCGTCAACTACTGGACGGCGTCCAATAAAGTTGTTGTAAACAGGCTGGACAATTGGCAATGGCAAAACGCCGGGTGTGTCAGAGGTTGTCACGTCAGGTGCAGCAGCTTGAAGTGCTGCGGACATGTCAAGCCACTGTGATCCGCCAGCCATAGCGGCAGCGATGTACTCGGCAGCGGTTGGCAACTTGACCTCACGCTTTGCAGCCGCGAAAAGCGGTGCGGTTGGGACGATTTCAGCCGAAGCCTCAACCGTTGGGGTTACTTCAGACATGGTTTCCTCCTCAGGAATGTCTAGGGGTTGGGGTTCGACAACTTCTTCTTCTGACTCTTCGTCAGGCTGGGAAGCAGCGATTTCTGTGATGACCGCGTCTGCGAATGCAGGTTGTGCGACCAACGAGATTTCAACGAGGTTTGCCTTGGAGACAACCATCGTTCCGTTCTTGTCGTATTTGAACTTCACGGGAATAGCGCCGACACTTACGGAGTCGTAAGCGCCAGCCTTTACAAGTTCAATAGCCTCATCAGAGGCGCGAGTGTTAGCAAACTTGGCTGTAAACAACAGACCTTCTTCGGCCTCTACCAGTTCGGTGACAACACCACGCAACTGCGTCATGTCGTGACCCTCAAGAAGTTTTGGGGCTTTAGCGTTTACATCGAAAGCGCCACGCTTGAAAGCAACTGCCTCACCCGAGGACACCACTGCTGGAGTGTCCCAAGGAACAGCCACACCCGTGATTGTTCGGGGGCTGTCCTCGCCAGCAGCGGCATCCAAGGTGACAGGCACAGCTACAAACTCAATCTTCATAGTTCCTCATCTGTTTCGTTATTAGGCATTCCGTCAGGTGAACGGTCTTCGGATCCTTCGTAGTCCTCGATATCAAACTCTACAAACCGATTTCGTGGCAAAACTTGAGCGCTGGAAAGGGTTTGCTCAATAGCGTCCATGTAGATACGAGCGCCAAAAAGGTACAAGTCCTGACGTGCCTGCTGTGCGTTTTGATATGTCATGGATGCACCCTCTTGAGGGGCGGACACCATGTAAGCAGGGACATTGCAGAGGCGAGCCATCTCAAGTGATTGATACTTGCGCTGATCAGCAATGACTTCTTGTGGTGAGTGGTTGAACTCTTTGAACTGCACTTGACGAGACAACGCGCCGATGGCGTTTTGTTTACGGGCTGCAGCCCACGCTGAGGCAAGAGATCCAAGGTCATCGCCTGACATGTCTTCGCCGTCAATCTGCTGAAGGTAGCCCGGCACGGTTTCAAGCGCTGCATAGCGGTCGGCTGCTTGGTCAAGATAGATGCTCGTGTTGATGGCGCGCTGTCCAGTTTTCAAGATGCCCTCGATAGGGCTGATGAACTGGACTACGTCAGAAACCGACACTTTTTGCCCGTTGAACTCTAGTTCGTCAGATGGGCCGTAGAACTGAGGGATTCCGCTTTGCTGAGTGCTTGACATGTTTGCAGCTGGAAGCCATGTAAACGATGCAGGCAAGCCGGTGGAGTAACGGGTGGTTATGTATGCGTAAGCCACACCGTAGAAATACATGTCCGAGAAAATGTTTACATAGAAAAACGAGCGTGAGACTTTTGGGTCAGGTTGTTCCATCCAAGGCTCAAGAGGCAAGTACACCTCGTCATAGTCTTCGCCGTTCCATTGCTTCGAGTAATGCTTCAGACCGACAGAGCCGATAATCCCTGCGAGCAGGTCGCGCGAGCGTGAGACGGTAGGAATACCGAGAGCGCGTACTTCGGCGGAGCCAGTCTGATACGCAATGAAGTTGCCTACATAGGACGCGCCAGCAGCAGCCTGCACAGGTGCAGATGCGAAAGAAGCCGTGTCAACTTTGCGTGAGAAAATACCCATCTCTTCGGAGTCTTACACAAGATTGTTGCAAATGCAACTATCTAGAAGAACCCATCGAAGGTTTATTTGCTTGACCCGGACGAGACACCATCGCCACGGCAACGATGAGACAACGGCAAGCCTCAATCGGCCCCGGTGATCGCTGGGAGGAAATTGACAGAGCGCCACCCTGACCGCGGATTAGCACCGCCCTGTTTACATGCTCCGAAAGTAAAACCTCGCCAGTGTGCTTCACGCGGTCTTCGTTAATCAGACCCTTGACTGTTGACGTGTATTTGTTTATTTCGCCGTAGCCCCACTGCACCGTTCTGCGCTGGTACTTCTCGGGCGTGTGAATAAACAAAGACGGCGTGATCGCCAGCTGCGTTTTTGGTTCACGCTCCAGGGCTTGTGTGATTCGCTCCCACATTTCAGCAATGGACTCAGTCTGAAACTCGACACTGGCGACAATGTCACCGTCCGTGTTTTTGCGACACCACACCCCAACATATTTTGAGTCGTCCACTGCGGAGTCAACCGCCAGCACCGAGGTCGTACCGTCCCACTCGGTGTTTTCTGTAAACCGTTTTGCCCACTGCCCCGGCGGTAGCCACGACGATGCTGCACTCACCCACATGTTGCAGTGAGCGCGAAGCCACTGTGATCGGTCAGGGCTGGAGTGTGCAGCACGGAGACTTTTGAGCGTGACCGTGCGAGGCATGCTCGGGTTCGCATAACCCCAGTAGCGCTCGTCATCTGGGGAGACCGACTCAGGCACAGACCACTCAGCCATGTACAACTCACCCGGCTCGCCCTTGTCAATCTGACCGATTGCCTGCTCACGAAGTTTCTTCATCACCGTGCTCGACTCATCACCAGCGGTGGACACCAACAACGACAGACCCGACTTCACCGCAATCTGTGCAGGCTTCAACGCCCCGAAATAAGCAGCCTCCGTAATCGCCCACAACTCGTCAACAATCAGAATGTCCACGCCCGAAATGCCGTGCTTCTTCCCTGTCGCAGCCTTGACCAAATACTCAGAGCCGTCCACCATCTTGACGCGATGCCTGCCGTAAGCCCACGTCACTTTGCACAGCCCCGACTCTTCCCACAACTCGAACAGGTCACGCAGATCCTCAAAGACCTCAGTCGCCAGCGCCAACTCATGAGCCGTGGACACGACCTTGACAGGTCTGCCCCATATCCGTGGCAACTCGAGAAGACAGAACCCCACCACCGCCGAAAGCATAAAAGTCTTGCCCTGCTGGCGCGCACAAAACGCCATCGCACTCGAATGCGTAAACACATTGTCACCGTCATGCTCGAAAGCACCGGTCAACACGTTCACCTGCCACGGAAACAAATTGCGGTTCAAGTGAACAGCTGCAAAGTCTGCAATGAGAGGCCCAAAAGACTCGAAATATGTTGGGGTGTGGTGTCGCAAGAACACAGACGGAGACATTGTCGCAAGCGTTGAGTTTCAGACTGAGTCCATCGCTGAGATGTGGGAACGGATCACACAGGCGCTGGAGCGTGAACCAAAAACGCAACTGGCGATTACGCCGAGCCTGTTTATTCATACGCCCGAGAAGTTTCAGCGCAGAACGGTGCAGTGGGGTTACGGCGAAATCAACAAGTACACAAGTACCGTCAAGGGTCTGATAAACGAGGACAGGGTCAAGCACACTGGCGAGGTGTTGTTGTCCGAGCATGTAAACAGGGCGGTACTCATTCGCGGTCAGGGTGGCGCGTTGTCAATTTCCAGCCAACGGAGTCCGGGGCCTATCGAGGCTTGCCGTTGTCTCATCGTTGCCGTGGCGATGGTGTCGCGTCCGGGTCAGGCAAATAAACCGAGCATGGGTTCTTCTAGATAGTTGCATTTGCAACAAACTTATGTAAGACTCCCAAGAGATGGGTATTTTCTCACGCAAAGTTGAAACCGCTGCTTTCGCATCTGCACCTGTGCAGGCTGCAGCTGGCTCGTCCTATGTGGGCAACTTCATTGCGTATCAGACTGGCTCTGCTGAAGTACGCGCGCTCGGTATTCCTACCGTGTCACGCTCGCGCGACCTGCTTGCAGGGATCATCGGCTCTGTCGGTCTGAAGCACTACTCCAAGCAGTGGAACGGCACAGACTATGACGAGGTCTATCTGCCTTTGGAGCCTTGGATGGAACAACCTGACCCGAAGGTGTCGCGCTCGTTCTTCTATGTAAACATTTTCTCGGACATGTATTTCTACGGTGTGGCTTACGCATACATAACCACCCGTTACTCCACCGGCTTGCCTGCTTCGTTTACATGGCTTCCAGCTGCAAACGTGTCCAGCACCCAGCAGTCAGGTATTCCACAGTTCTACGGCCCATCTGACGAACTAGAGTTCAACGGGCAAAAAGTGTCAGTTTCTGACGTCATCCAGTTTATCAGCCCTATCGAAGGCATCTTGAAGACTGGTCAGCGCGCCATCAACACGAGCATCTATCTTGACCAAGCAGCCGACCGCTACGCAGCACTTGAAACTGTGCCGGGCTACCTCCAGC